CCTTGAACTGTATATTTCTTACCAACCCTGTTTAGCCTTCTATTTCTAGCTGTGTCTGCATAGGCTTTTTTGCCTTTGCGAACTCCTACCAAATAAGTTTCTCTGCCTGTTCCTGATCCACTTCTACTTCTATATCTGTAGATTGCCTTTTTAAGATTTCCAGTTTCCCCTGCTGGAGCTTTAGCTATTGCAGAATCTACTACAACTTTAGCTGATGCTGAAACTGCTGATCTAAGAGCCTTTTGCTGAATCTCTACAGGAAGCTGATTTAGGGCTTTTTTTAACTGCTCTAAACCTAAGATTTTTACTTGCATTATGCTGGCTTCTTAACAAGAACTTCTAATCCATCTGCTCTGCCAATCTCAGCAATGTAGAGAATATTGTAATCAATCCCATCATAATTAAGCATAGCTGTTTCATCAAAATCTTCTCTAAATCTAATCCGAAATTTAAGAGTTGCTTCAGGAATAAATTGTGCAGATGCAAAATACTCTCTGCCTGTAACTGGAACAATTTCAGCCCATACTGTAGCCAATACCGAATAAGTTAAGATCTCAGCGCCATAAGCATCTCTGCTGGAAGTCTTAACCTTAATTTGAACTCTGCGATCTAGTTTGCCTGCTTTCATGGCTTTCTCTTAAAGGTAAATGAGCCTATATCTTCTCTACCTATTAGGGTTTCTATATTGCTATATTCTAAAAGATAAAAGCCAAAATTACTCATAAATTTGATTAGCCCTTCATAAGTCCAATACCAGCAATGCTCATCAGGGCGAAAATGTTTGCTTCTTAAAATATGATCTTTATCTGTGTAGATTGGGCAAGAAACAAAAGCATATTTCTTTATATTGCCTAACAATTCTGTAGGGTTATGAATATGCTCTAGGCTATCCCAAAAGCTCATAGCATCTACATTGCTAGGCTCTTTCCATTTATTGTTTTGCTTGAGCCACTCTATAGCATTAGGATTTATATCAAACCCATAAGCATTAGAAAACTCTTTAATAAAAGCGCCTGATCCTATGCCTATATCAATAATCTCATTCCACTCATATTCCTTAACCATATTAACTCTAGCTTGATTAAGGGTTTTCCCTATATCTGTTTGCTCCATGGCTAAATACTTTTGCCAATATTGCTCATCATAGGGCTGATCTTCTACAGGATAATAGCCAATCCCGAACTCAGGAAGCCATAGTAGCTTTTCTTTCAAGAAGCACCCCCAAGTTCCGCATTAATGAATCATTGTTTGCTGTTTCTACATCCATAGGTATATAGACCTTACCTAGCCTATCAGGATCAACCCAGTTTGTTTGAAAAGCTCTATGAGAAAAATAATCTGACCATAGCATTAGTGTTGGTGTGTTTAGATGCTGACTAACAATAGTATTTCCACCGCACCATCCAACAAAAGCAGAAGCACCTTTAATTAAGCCAAAAAGATCATCTAGGCTTGTTTTGCCACAAAGATTAATTACCCCATTATCCTCAAGCTCCTGATTGAATGGCGCATCCCATGAGCTTCCTGTAAGGATTAATTTGTAACCCTTAATTTGTTGCATAAAACTTCTAATCTTTTCAGAATTCATTTTAGAAACCCAATCTGTGAACATCCCATGATTGGAAAAGTAGAAAATAATATATGGCTCACTATATGAGCTAGTGCAATCATCTACATTTATTTTATAGTTCCAGTTTGTGCCATATTGGCGCATGATGTTATTCATGCTATGCCCAATTCTTAAACTTCCATTTACACAAATAAAGTAGTCATAGCCTTTAAAGCCAGCTACTACTTCCTTAGAACCATCCATATAGACCTCATGGAACAGGCGCTTTTGCTGTCTGCCCATAGGCTCATTGTCATAGCCAGCAAACTTAACAAATGGAATTCTTTTTACAAAACCATCTGCCCTAGGTCTGCCATCAAAGTTCCAAACTGTAATCTCAGGGATTACACCTTTGCATTCTTTTTCTATAAAAGATTCCATTTTGAGCATAACCCAATGAATATCTCCAATACCGCAAATGGTTAAAATCTTCATCTAAACTTTCTACTAGCTTGGTAATGCTCGATTATAGGGTTTACCCTAGGATAGTAATCTTTAGATAGATCAAAAATAAAACAGTATTCAGGCGGAAGCTCAATAATTGAAATATCAGATATAGATTTTATAGCTGTATCTAGGTTTTTTTGATCAAATATTTCAGGGTTTTCTTTATTTATTTCAATCCATCTATCTAAAAGCTCTACTGTTTTAACTGTGTTTTTAAAAAATACTGTTCCTGAAAGAAGCTCTTTGCCTTTAAATCTATGAAAGGCTACATCACAATCAATCTGAAAAAACAGTTTTGGCTCTTGTAAAACCATGCAATCTGCATCTAGCCATACAACTGCCGATTGATTTTGTATCTGCTGTTTAATAAATATTGGCTTGTAATGAGTATTGGCATCCCAAGAGCCTTGATCTTCTATGCCTGCTACATGGTAATTAAGCCCTAAAGTTTCAAGAGATTGCCTTAGCTTGCTGGCTTCATTTTTATACTTATAGGTATAGTAACTAATAAATTTCATAACTCACAAGTTATATCGGATTTTGGAAAAGTATTGATTGCTGAATCTCTTGAGCAATTTATAACAGTTAAGCCAGCCTTTTGCATAATTGGATAAGCATCCTCAATATGTCTTAGCCATCTTCGCATATCAGGAGATTTATTTAGCTTGCTAGGATGCTTCCCAAACCAATGCTGACCTGAGTTTTTAAAGTCATATCCAAGCAAAAGAATGCGCCTAAAGCCATGCAAGTAAGCAAGATTTATAGCTTGAAATCCACTATTGTTCCCAGTTGCTATAATGCCATCTGTGCAGAATAGGGCTTGAGTATCATGCGGAATTATATTTAAGTTATATTTCTGCCCTGCATTTTCATTGATAGTCCATTTCTGCCCATTAAATTCAGGCTGATAATGATCCCACCATTCCTCATCACAGGCATAAAGCACATCTGCCCAAGGCGCTAGTTTATAGCAATTATTAACTGCATAAACTGATGCTTTGCCTTGGCAATAATTAACATCTTCTTGAGTTAGGCTAGTTCCACTAGCTATGCAAACTGCTGTTTTCACATTCCAATATTAAGGCGATAGAATTGCAGTAAGTTTTGAACTGTAGGATTTACCTGATAAGCCTTCTCTCCACCAGCTTCTCTATTGGAATACAGATCACCAATAATTAGCATCATGGCAAACTTTAAAGTATCAGGAAGTGGATTTGTATCAGGGCTACCACCCGAAGTAAAGCCAACTACATAGCGAATCTTGACATTGTTTTCCTGATCATAAAGATTAGGATAGGTAACATTGTAAGCAGGATATATAACTGCTGGCTCTGAATAGTTATCAATTACATATTGATTTGCTGCAAGAGTTTGCTCAACACCATTTACATCTAAATATTTAACTGATGAAACAGATTGCAAAGGTGCGGATAAATCAATCTTATCACTCCAGCCAGTAAGAGCTAGTTCAACTGTTTGCTGTGCAATATAGCGATTTAAGTAATTTTCTAAATGCTGTCTAGCTGCTGTAATTAAAGCGCTAATCAGCAAGGTATCTGTAGGGCTATCATCTAAGCGCAAATACTCAGAAACATCTGCAACTGTTAAAGGCTCAAAAGTAGGAGCAGTAATAATCTTAGTTGCCATTTTTGCGCTTTCTCACTTTTTTGGTTTCAACAGCTTTCTCGATATGGGGCTTAACTTCTAAATTTTCCCATTTCATTGGTTTAAATTCTTCTACCAATCCTGCACCAATCCAATAATTTGCTACATAAGGATCACAATCAAAAACTTGATCAGTTGTAATATCGCCTAAACTAGCGCTAATAAAATCTTTTTGTGCTTTAACTAGCATGATAAAAATGGGAAGGAGATTGCTCCCCTTCCCTATTCACTCCTGATTAAACAGTTAAATTACCATACTGAATTGAAACAGGGCGATAGATTGCCAAAGCCAAGCGAGCTTCTGCACGAACAGTAACCAAGTTCTTTTGGAAGTTGGTATCATCGGCTTCACTCATCTCAACAGTAGTGCCTTGGCGATTCCATACTTGTGCAGCCATATCGAAAGCACCAACCATGAACTTACCTGAAGTCATAGTATTAGTAGCAACTACAGGCAAGCCCCACAAAGTAGGAGCTAAACGCTGTGGTGCGCCAAATACATAGGCATCATCAACAGTCTTAGTTCTCTCAATAGCACCCCAGTCAGCAGGATTCAAAATGATTGCAGTTGCATTGTAATCAGCAGCAGCTACAGCATAGATCGCGCGATTGATGCTATCAATAGCGTTATCACCGCTTACTGGTGTGAATGCTGTGTGATTTCCAGCCTTAGCTAAACCGCCAATGTTTTGACCAGTTCCATTGCCATTTAAAAGCTGTTGATCAATGCGAAGATCAACACCATAGCGCAAGCGAGTATCAACATAGCTGGCTAATGCAGGAGCATCATCCATAACTTGCTTAGAGAGCTTGAGCCAATGAGCAATAGTCTTAACTGGTGCGCTGACTAATTCAAATGTCAAAGCGCTTTCAGGCTTAGTTACACCCTCAGCAGTTTCAGCAGAATTGTTGGTAAATGCGAGTTCACGAGTATATTCAACCAAGTTAGAACTTGTAGTTCCAAATGGGAGAACATCACGAATACGCAAGGTGCGGAAAGCACCACTAACAATACCAGCTTGGCGCTGTGGAGCTACGATTGTGTCGCTGTTAGCAGCAGGAGAACCCGATTGACCAGTAATGGTGTTCTTGATCTCTAAGCGAGCTTTAGAAGTGCGACCTTCTGCAAATGCCTTGAACTCATCAGAAGTAGCAAAAGACTCACCCAAAGACTTAGGTGCTTCATAGCTATACTTGATTCCTTCAGCTTGCTTTTGCTCGATCTCTAGAAGGCGATCACCCATTGCCTTGAGTTCTTTTGCAGCTTTTTCAGCAGCTTCTACAGCAGATTTGGTTTCTACACCTGAGCTTTTGAGCATTGCATCAATTTCTGATTGCTTCTTCTCAATAGCTTCTACAACTTGATTTAATTGATCAGACATAATTTATCCTTTGATAATATTGGTTAAGCGATTAATAATCATTGCTTGTTCTAACTCAGACTTTACCTCATCTCGAAGCACAGTCTTTATTTGCGCCAGCAATGCTTTTGCGCTTGAGTTGCTAAGGTTTGCTGCATCTCGCAGAAATTCCTCGGCTTCTCTAATACTTTTAATGCTCTCAATATCTGATTTAACAGAATCAAGAGAAATTCTTGCATTGTTATCAGCAGGATTATCTACTACTGATACTTCAACAAGATCAATCTTTTTAAGATAGCGAATGCCATCCCTTAAGTCATATCCATTTTCAGGAATTTTAAAGCCAATAGAAAGACCATCAATGGTTTCATTTCTCATAGATGCATAGATAGCATCAGCAGTAGGATGCCCCAAAGAAAGCTGACCTTTTACATATAGCCCTTTGCCATCTTCTTCCATTGCAGTCCATTTGCCAATAGTTGCTGGCATATCGGATCTAAAACTTGCATGATTAAAATACATTGCTACAGGGCGAGATCTATTTGCAATAGTGTCTTTATAAGCGCCCTTTAGGATTGTGTCATTGTAAGAATCAACTCCATCAAAAACAGAAGCATAACCCTCAAAAATTCCAAGATCGCCCATCTTTACTTCACAGGCGCTAAAGTTGGTCATTTTCTTTTCTAGCATTGGTTTTCTCCCCTGCTTTTCTTCATCAATTCTATCCATAGTTCTACCTTTGGCATTAGCCCAAGTTTGTCCTGCATCACCGCCCCACAAAGCCCAAGCAATTCTGCCTGCGCTTGGATAACCATCTTCACCTTGCCTAAATCCTTCAGCTTGTTTATCTACTTCATGCCTAGCAAAGTAACTAATCATTCTACGAACTGTTTCAGGGGATAGCTCTCTTTTATTACTTAGATCCCTAGCCCTTGCTACACCTACTTCAGTTCCACCTCTATTAAACTCATCTCTCCATGCCAATCCTCTTTTGGCTTCACTAGCCATAGAATCAGTAGGAGTTAAATCTATTTCCTGACCTCGATAAGTAGCTTTCTCATCTCTCCTGCGCCAAATTGCATAACAAACTGCAACCCTCTGTTCCTCATCAGGGAAATCACTTACAGATTCTTCATCCCCCATGCATCTAGAAACAAATTCTGATTCAGTTTCATTCTCTCTTGGTGTAGGCATAAAACTTCCCTTATCTTTGCATATAATAAACTAAAACTATCAAGCCACCAATAGCAATAGCAAATCTTCATCATTAATTCCTAGCTGTCCTTCTCCACTTATTTCTTCAGTAGAAATGTAGCTACTCATTGGAATTACCTTTGCAGTTGCAGAAATGAAAACCTCTCCGCTTGCAGAAACTTGATTTAGATCAATATTTGCCTGTATAGGTGTAACAAAGGCTTTAGCGCCCCTAGTTATTAATGGTCTTACAAACTCACCACCCCTGCCAACATCTGAAGGAATCTCATTGCCTTCTGCTGTTACTGATCCAAATGAGCTTTGAGCATTTAAGCCCTGAATCTGAATAGATCCATTTCTATTGCCAGTAGCGCTTATAGATTGAATAGCTGATTGCGCCTGAATACCTGAAATGCTGATGAGATCATCTACATTCTCACCAATATTGCCAGTTTGTGATTGAATTTCTATGCCAACTAAAGAAATTGTAGAGTTTTGTGTAGCATTTGCGCTGATTTCTTGCGCTGTTATGGTGCTTTGTATGCCATTTATGACTACAGAATCAGTAACATTTGTGTTAATTACACCAAGCTCTGAACTAATTTGCAGTCCATTTGTAGCTACATTTGCATTCTGTATACCGCTTGCGCTTATGGTTTGTGCGCTAGAAGTAAGGGATAACCCTGATATTTCTATAGAATCTGAAACAGTTTCAGCAATATTCCCTGCTGATGCTGTAGCTTCTAGTCCAGTAATAGAGATGGATGAGCTATTTAGCCCACCATCATCAAAGTTATTT